AAATCTTAACTCGTTACACACGCTAACAGACGCATCACAATATACAACAGCATCAGCAGGCCAAGCATTAAGCTTTGAATTGTTAGATGAGTTGCTTGATTTAGTTAAAGCTAAAGACGGTGAAGTTGACTTTATGATGTTGCCCGGTCGAACCTTACGGTCTTACCGTACACTTGTTCGTGCGTTGGGTGGCGTTAATGAAACAATCGCGTTTGATATGGGTAACGGTCGAACTCGAAACATTGATGTTTATAACAACATCCCAATGTTCCAAAACGATTATTTATCTGTTGCTGAAACCGCTAACGGTGCAGCATTAACCACAGGCGCGTTAACATCAGTTTACGCTGGTTGTTTTGATGACGGCTCAAGCAAAATCGGCACAGGCATGATTTACCCAGACGGCACTCCGATGGGTATTGATGTGCAAATGGTTGGTGTTGCAGAAGCGAAAGATGAAGAAATTACACGCGTTAAGTCTTACAGTAACTTTGTAAACTTCAATAGACGCGGTTTAGCTCGTTTACCTTCTATCAACAACTAGAATTGTTGATATTCAAAGGCACTTCATTGAGGTGCCTTTATAATATTAACCATAGGATATAAAAAATGGCTCATTTCAAATTAAAGCAAAAAAACCACAATGGCGAAGGCCCATATTATTTTGGCTCAGGCGTTTATTTTGGTTTTCGTTTTGAACAAATTGGTGAAGATTTAGTTGCGGAAGGCGACGAAAAGGACTTTGATTCATTAGTCAAAGGCAAGAAAGTTAACAAGCTAAGCGCTAATGCCTTGAAAGAATTAAAAGAAGAAAGTGAAAGTTAGTGAGCGTTTTAAATGTTGATTATTCATTTAGCGCTGATGGGGACGGCAAAGAGTACAATGTTCCTGTCAGTGCCAAATATATGTTTTTTGCCACTGGCACTTTCAGCAGTGGATGTTTATCGCTCGAAGCCTCGCCCGACAATGGGGTTAATTGGTTTACAGTAGATCAGCTATCTTCGCCTGGTAGATTAATTCGCTATTTAGTAAGCGGTGAGCGCGTTAGAGTTTCATTATCTGATGCAATTACACCAACTATTGATGCAGGATTAAGACAATGACTTGCACTAGCACTCAGCACGACAAAGAAGGCTTTCCAAATTCTCTGATTGAGACGACGGATCGAGGCGGAAAAGGTGTTGCTGTATTTATTCAAGACCAAGCTACCGAAATGCTAGATTTACCTTTTCTTCAAGAGAAAGTAACAGGGTTAACTTTGGGTTCTGATACAGTTATAGATACGCATACTATCCCACTAAGCGCAGGGCATGGTTTGACTACCGGCAACAGTAAGGGTCACATAATAGAACTTGCCCATGTAGTTGCCGGTCACTTCTATCAAGGTGAAATACTTAGTATAGCTGGTGACGTGGCTAATGTGGCCCCTCCCATGACGAATATCTATGAAGTAGCAAGCACTGTTGTTAGCACTGGTAACCCTAACATGGTAGAAGATACAGCCACAGGCGTTGCAATAGATGGGAGAGTGACTCCTGTAATATTTGCAGTTAAGCCACTGCCTTCACAATCAGGTGACATTACGAGAATTGTAATATCAACAACGTCATCAAATCCAAGTGATTTATCAACATTTGGCGGTGCGGAAGCTTTGCCTATAGGTATAACTCTAAGAGTTAAGCGGTCAGATAGCACGTTTAAAAACTTGTATACTTACAGATCGAACTTTGACATCGCTAGACACGCCGCGGGTGATATGGAGCCACCATTTGAGCCAAAAGTTACAGGCAATACACTTCACGGGCTTATTGCTAGAGTGACATTTAATGGTCAAGACAAGCACGGAGTAGTGGTTAGGCTTGATGGTAATGTTGACGAAGAGTTACAGGTTATTATATCTGAGTTGATGGACAACACAGCAAGCGGTAACTTAATAGTTGAGTTTTTAGCCCAAGGTTCGGAATTACAAGGGTAATTTATGGCACAAAGTATAGTAATACCAAATAAAGACAACTTAGTTGTTTTAACATTTGCTGGTGTTGACTTAACACTAGCAACTAACATCATTGTTAATTTCGGTGCTGAAACCTATAACTTAGCAGGTTCAGAAGTCACAGTTGATAGCGCTACGCAATTAAGTTTAGATTTATCTGCTACTAGTGAAGTGGGGCAGATATTTGTCACAGTAACTTATTTTGATTCAGGCTCAGTTAACGGAACTGATATTACATCGCAAGAAATCGGCAACTTAGGCCGGATTATTGTAGCGGTTGGTACTCAGTTAATTATTGAAGACGGAACGCAAGTGGTGGGCTCTAATTCGTATGCTAGTGATACAGAATATAAATCATACGCAGCTTTAAGGGGTCAAACAGTCTCAGCTACACAACCAGAGCGCGAAGCCAATTTAATAGCAGCAATGGATTATCTAAAGGCCACTGAAGGAAGCACACAAGGTAGACGTGTAAGCTCAACGCAATCATTACCTTTTCCGCGTGTTGGTGTTTGGCTTTATGGTTATTCCGTAACATCTACCACTATTCCTAGTGAGATAAAAACAGCACAATTAGAAGCGGCATTATTTGCGGAAAGTGAAGCATTGCTAAGTAACTCAACTGGTGACAATGTTAAACGTCAAAAGTTAGATGTCATGGAAGTTGAATACTTTGGCGGTGGCAAGAAAACAAACTTGCAGCGCGTAAATGCTTATTTAGCACCACTGTTAATGAGTAGTGATTCATTGGTGAGAACATGAGCCTAACAAGCGACTTCAAAAACTTAGCTAACAGCTTTGTGGCTGATGTGTTTAGCGATGTAACACAAGTCTTTGTTATAGAGTCAAAAGCCACGGTTGATGATGGTCAAGGCGGGGTCACTGTTGCATGGTCTACTTTTGCAAATGTGACAGGCTTTGTTAAAACCTTAAGTGCTAAAGAGATGATCCGCGACGACAGAATAAAATCAGATCAAGCCAAGCAATTCAGTTTTGAATATATAGCAGGCATTACTAGTGATATGCGCATTAGCTATGAAGGTGTTTATTATAATATCCTTGCACCTAATGACATTTTAGACGCTACCATTTGGATCAAATTGGTTGGCGATAAAGATAGCGCAGTATAATTATGGCAGTTAAAATAACCGGCCTTGATGATGTGCTACTCAATCTTAATGAGTTTGCTTTTGATATGGAAAAAGCGACAGAGCGAGCGGTAAAGTCGATTGCGGTACAGGTGCAAAGTGGCGCAGTAAAAGCCATTAAAAACCCTAGTGTTGGTACTTATGTCACACGATATACAGCAGCCGGTAAACCTTATTCTCATGTAGCCTCAAAAGAAGGTGATGCACCTAACAGCGATACAGGGCGCTTAATTGGTTCGGTAAATATGTCACATAATACCGGTGATTTATTTGCGTATGTTTTTACTAACTTAGAATATGGCTTTTATTTAGAAACAGTTTTAAATCGACCATGGCTAGAGCCAGCAAAAGAAGCTAAAAAAGGCGCTTTTGCAGATGAGATAAGCAGGGCGCTAGACAATCAAATAAAACAGGCTGGCAAATGATGAATGAAGTATACAAAGCTATCCGTGATAAATTGGTATTAGACCTAATAACCAGTGCTGATATTGTCAAAGCTGTGCATGATCACGTACCACAAGATTTAAGCGAATCTGGCTACCCATTTTTAAGGCTCGACGCTATTCATTCTATTAATAACGATGTTGATGATAAGTCGGGATTTCAAGCAACGGTGCAAGTCGTTGGCTACTCTAGATATAGGGGTAGCAAAGAAATATCAAATATTGCCGATAAAGTGTATAATGCTATCCATAGGCAGGCTTTTTTAGATACCGCCACTTATGGGATGTCAGGCGTAGAAGAAACATTCAGAAAAATATCAGTGCAGCCTGATGGCTTAACAAGAAATTCAGTGCAGCAGTACGAAATATTTTTTGAAACATTAATTTAATTGAGGGGTAAAACATGAGTGTAGGAATCGGAATAAAAGGTCGTGATGTGACTTTCACACTAGGCGCTGCGGCAGTATTAGGCGTAAACTCTAAAGGCATTAGTTTCAGCAATGAGATGTTAGATTCAACTGATGACGACTCAAGCGGCTGGACTGAATTCGTTGCAACTCCAGGATTAAAAAGTGCCGAGTTTTCAGTTTCAGGTTTAGTTAAAAACCTAGAACTAATGAAAGCTTACTTTTCAGCGAGCCAAATCTTCGCGGTAGTTAAAACTTACCCTGATGGATCAACGCTAACATTTGATGCCGCCATGACAGGCGCACCAAGTTTCTCAGGTGAATCAAACGCTATTATGTCCTTTGAGGCTAGCTTTACTTCATCCGGTGCTGTTGTATTTGTAGCAGGAATATAACCAATGGCTATGCGCAAGAAGCTTGAATTGAACTGGAAGGGCAAAGATTACGCCCTA